GTCCAATATTGCCTCACACTGATCGCTGTCATAGTATGGGTAAATTTCGTTCATGTTGCCTGACTTATCACCTATCCGCCATTTTGGAAAAATTCCAATGCTTTCGTGATAGTCGGAACTCGTTAATTTAATTAAATCTTCTTTTGTCATTTTTACCTCCTGTTTTTTACGCTTTTAAGCGATTAATTTTTTATCATTTCGTAAATATCGGCCACAATATCACCAGAATAAAACGAGACTATTTTTCCATCAACGTACACATCGAAGCAATCTACTGTCATCCCTGTTATTTTCGGCTCGCAATCATACCAAACATTTATCCGGTGAACGTGGCCCATGAAAACAATCAATACATTTCCGTTTTCATATTGGAACGTAAATTCACCTGAGTAGTCCTTAAGTTTGTCCGAAAAATATCTGATAATTTCCCCGGTATGTGTCGCGTTTATTCGATGGCCGAATAATATCTCATTTATTTTCATGTGTGCAAGTTAGCTATTCACCTTGGTATTTGCAATATGTTGTACAGCATGTTTTCCTTCCCGCCGAATCCGAAAAAATAACGATTACCGCGCATCCGCAACCTTTACGTCGAAAACAAAAACCGAAACATTCCGATAATCTTTTATGCAAGCCCCATACGCATAATTGTAATCTTTCGGGGGCTTTCGGTGGTTAAATTTACCGTCGATGAATACCTGGTAATCTTCGCGGGGTGCCTTTTCCCAGTTCCTCGCGCGCGCTCCTTTATGCTTGTTCGCCATCCCCTTTATTTTTAAGTTTTTCAGAACGACAAACATAGACCAATTTTTCAGCATTGTCAGGACTTGCCCGATCAAAACCAGCGCATAACGTACGCACATAGTTAACCGTCACACCGAAATATTGAGCGATTTCAATAGTCTCAACACCCGACAGATACATGTCCCTAATTGCCCATATTCTCGCGTAAATCTCATCGGATTTTCGTTTTTTCACCTCATCTTCACGCGCCTCAATATTCGCAAATGAGCAATCACTTTTTTGCCCATTCACCCACTTAGCTTGCACACCGACCCGTAAATAATCCATGTGCGAAACTTCGTCCGGCATGCCTATCTTTTTCCATGTCGCAATCAATCGCCCCAAATTAACATACCCCCCACGCATAGCGAACACCCTTAATCCCGTGTATCGCTGCGATGTTTTTCTCGGCAATAAATGCTTATTATCTCCTGCGATTTTATATACATTCCCGTCAAAAGAGATGTACATATTTTCAAATTTAAACCCCCGCGTTTCGCTAATTTCGCGGAGGTCTTTGATTTCGTAACTCATAATTATTGTTCTTTGTTTAATAAACCGGCCTCCTCAAGCTCTTTTTTCATTTCGTTAAACTGCTTTAATTTTTCTGATTTCAGTTTTTTTAGCCGATCTCCTTCGATGATTTTTTTAAAAATATCTAACCCTTTTTTCTGTTCCTCTTCCGTAAATTCGCCCAAATACATACAGTTATCAACACTCCACTGTCCAAACGAAATATAGGCCCAAATTGAAAATTCGAACTCACCATCGACAACGATGCAACTAACGTGGTTGCTTACCTTTTTCACCTCAAAATCACCCGCTAAAATCTTAGCTTTGAAATAATCTTGCACCTCTTTGATCTTGTTTTTCATAACGTTTTTTCAATTATTAATTAATTTTTAAAAAGATAGCACAAATATAAATTACATTTTTTACAAAAACAAATTAATTATTGACTTTTATATAGTAGTTTATAAAAAGCTAAATTGTGTTTAATTGTGGTTTCATTCTTGTAACTCTTTGATATTCTTTTATTTACTCTACTTATTTTAAACTAATTAACAAGAAATAGTAAATTAATAAAAAATAAAGTAATATATAAAAAGAGAAAATTAATAATAAATGTATTTTATGCTTTCCACTATAGGGTAAGGTAGGGATTTTTTGAATAGTTTAGCAAACCACAAGTAAATTATTGATATTTAATAAGTTAAAATATTTAACTCAAAAATAGCGACTTTTCACTTTATTAACCACCTTGTAAAAGTATGTTTTTTAGCATTTTACTTTTTTAAACAAAATGGTTTAGCTATATTTGTGCTAAAATACATACGATATGACAGAATTGGAATTATTGCGAAAATTAGTAACCTCTCAAGAACGTGAAATTGCAGCGTTGAAAAAAGAAAATCAGAACCTGAAAATAAAATTAATGTCTAAGCCGAAAAAGTTGAGAAACGCCAAAACATCAAAATATAAAGGTGTTTCGTTTGATCGCACCCATAACGTATTTAGAGCGCAAATTTTCATAGCTGGCAAGGTTCGCCCTCTTGGTACCTTTCCACCTACCGATCAGGGGGAAATTGCCGCTTCTGAGGCTTACAGGAATGCAAAAGCGAATAAGGCTAATCTCGAAAAGAAATATAAAAGCAAAGACAGACATAAGCAAGTTGAATTAACAGAACGCGAACAACGGCTTTTGGATCACGAATATCTGGAAAAAACAAAACCGGAAGTTATGCCGGAGGCTAAGGATGCTTTTGGGTTTTAAAAATGTTTTAATTTTTGTAAATTTGCGATATGGCACAATTTGAAAAAGGAAATAGAGCTGCGGAAAAATGGACATTATCAGAGGCAACAGATGCTTTTGAATGGATGATGAACAATGCAATGGATGATAGTGATGTTTTATGCGTACAGGATGCTTATCTGGCATATCCTATGCGCGGTTCGGTATTCCATTATTTGATTGATAAATTTCCCGTTTTGGAAAAATTTAAAAGAGATATCCAAGACGTAATCATTTCACGGATAAATAGAAACGCATTAAGGAATGAATTTAATCCTACTGCTTCAATATGGAGACAGAAGCAATTAGGAGAAAAAGACACGCAATACCAGAAAGTTGAAGCCACCGTTGATAACGTCACCAAGCTAACGCCAGAGCAACGTGCCAAACGTATCGAAGAACTGAAAGCGAAATTAAACAATGATTAATGACACGGAACTTATTGAGCTTGAAAAGTTGATTTATGATGAATCGGTTTACCGGGCAAAAGATAATTTATTAGATTTTACCCGTCATACATTTTCAAAATTTCAATCTACATGGTTTCACGTTAATTATTACAAAATACTTGATCTTTTCGCAAAAGGGAAAATTAAGAAGATAATTATTTCGGTACCTCCGCAACACGGTAAATCACAAAATAGTTCTGTTCAACTTCCTGCTGATATGATAGGTCATAATCCTGACCTTAAGATTGCAACGGTTTGTTATTCGGCCACAAAAGCCAGGAAGTTTGGCCGTAAGACAAAGCAGTTAATGTCTGAAAAATCATACAAGGATGTGTTTGGTTCACGATTGGCTGGTATGGCAGACGGCAATTATATCAATACCGCCGAGGAGATGGAGATAGTCGGGCATGATGGCTCCTTAAAGATGGTAGGTTATGAGGGAGGGTTAACTGGTGATCCGGTGGACGTTCTTTTGATGGACGATTTATACAAGGATTGGAAAGAGGCCAATTCTCCCGTTATTCGGGAAAATGTAAAGGATTGGTATATTTCCGTGGCAGACACCAGGCTTCATAATGATTCCCAACAACTGATTGTTTTCACGCGTTGGCACGAGGACGACCTGGTCGGATTTATTGAAAAAAATGAAGATGTAGTGTTAATTCATTCGTGGACACAGCTTGAAAATCCAAATCCTGATGTTTGGTACAAAATCAATTTCGAAGCTATAAAAACAGGAGAACCAACCGAAATAGACCCACGCAAACCAGGTGAACCACTATGGCCGGAACGTCATTCGAAAAAGAAATTATTAAAATCGAGATCAAAAGACCCGATAAAATTTGAATGTTTGTACCAAGGTAATCCTGCAAGTTCGGCAGGGCTCCTATATGGATCCGATGGGTGGAAAACTTACACAGCATTACCCCCTGCTATCGTTCGTAAAAACTACACCGATACCGCCGATACGGGATCGGATAAGCTATGTTCAATTGACTATGATGTTTGTGATGACGGGTTGGCTTATGTGGTCGATGTTAGATATACGGAAGAACCAATGGAAGTTACAGAACCATGGGTTGCCGGTGGATTTTTGAAAAACAAAGTAAGCTATTCAGATATTGAAAGCAATAACGGAGGCCGTGGTTTTGCGCGTAAGATCAACGAAATTTGCAATCCAATTCAAGGCCGGATAAACACACAGATAAATTGGTTCCATCAATCTGGGAACAAAGAAAGCCGGATCATATCCAACGCCGCAACTGTTAAACAGAGGATTGTTTTTCCTGATGATTGGCACTTGAGATGGCCTGACTTTTACAACGACGTAGTGAGATTTAAGCGCAATTTCAAGTCAAATGAGCACGATGATGCAGCCGACACATTGACCGGGATTACTGAGAAAATGGACGACATACAAACGGGTTCCATGTTCCTAACCGCCGATATGCTTTAATTCAGGCTGAAAATCGGCAATGATAAAAGGTAACGCAATTCCTTTTCATTTAGTAGTTTTAATCCTTTCGTAAAATTTGCAGATTGCATTTTCATAACGTTTTTTTGCTGATGAATTAGCGTAAGCCATAAGCGATAAGCCAAAGAACCCGGCTATATCTTTGTTTGTTAAGCCGAATTCTTTTTTGAGTTGTTTGATATTCATACTACAAAATTCCATTTATTAATACTTTAGCCACCAATGTTTCAAACAAATCGAAATCTTTAGTTTCCAATTTTACGCTGAAAAATCCTTTATCTTCAATATCAAAATTTTCAAAGCTCATTTCAAAAGCTGATTCTAATTCTTCTTTTATTTCTTCGTCAGTCATATCTTCTGGATTTACATCAATTTCAACATTTATAACATTGAAATAGCTTGATGAAGTGAAATACCCGTAGTTGATTACTTCATTATCACTTTTTGAACGTCCGCACATTGCGTCGTGATTTGAGTAACGTATTTTTGTCAATCTAGAATCTTCTTCATTTGCCACTTCTGGCATTTCTCCATTTGCATTATTCCACAAATACCAGTATTGAGACATTTTGCTGGATGCTTCGCCTAAGATTTGAAAATCTGTTCCTTTTAATTCTTCTTGTATTTTTGTTGTTAAAGTTTTCATCGTGTTGTTGTTTTAATTATTATACTCCAAAGATAAGTATTTACTTAACACCTTGCAAGTATTTTCCAATAAAAAAACATGTTCTAAAACATATTGCATAAGTCAAAAACATTAATTAGATTTGTTTTGTCTTTCCGACAGACGTAAAACAGTTAGGCGTTCTTTTAAACAGACGGGCAAAATCATAATTTATTAATCCATTATTAGTAATAACAATGAATTCGAGTTTCTATTTACAACAAATAACGTCCGTCTAACGCCTGGTCGCGGTTCGATTCCGTTATCAGGCACACATTGTTTTCTGGGGAATTGGTTCAATTTAGTTGTTTTTGCCTCCTTCGCGATTGCGGGGGAGGTTTTTTATTTTAAAAATACAACCTTGCAAAACATGTTATAAAACATTAATTTAGCCACAAATACATTTGCAAATGAATTTTTTCAATTGGATAGTTCCGGCTAAAATCAAGCGGCAATTTGCCTCCGCTATTTATGAGTATTGGATCACTCAAGGCACAGCTAACACCATGGAAGATGATACCGGTGTTTTCCTTGCCGATGCGTATAAAGGCAATATTTCCGTGTATTCGATTATAGATCGCATTGATAAGATGCGAAGACAGGCACCCATGCGATTATATCAGAAGAAAGACGGAAAGGCCATAGAGGTGACAGATCACGAGCTGAACCGATTCCTTTCAAAAGTAAATCCAGAAACGGGATTTAATGATTTCGTCTCACAAGTGTTGATATATCGCCTCATTTGTGGAGAGAATTTCATTTACGCGCCACGATTAAATTCAGGATTAAACGCAGGGAAAGCCGCCGAGCTTCGGGTATTACCGGCCTCGGATGTAGAAATAATTGAAGGAACGCCATTAGACCCTGTTCGCGGGTACCGGATGGAAAACTCAACTATATCGCAGGAGTTCCCAAAGGCCGATGTAATTCACCAAAAACTATTTGACCCTTTATGGTATAGGAACAACACCCTACACGGGATGTCCCCAATAGTTGCGGCAAACAAGACAGTATCACGGTTAAATGAAGCCGATATTACTCAATTAAAGCAACTTGAAAATCAGGGGCCAAAATATGCGTTATTCAAAAAGACCACAGGAACACAGCAGGGTATAAGCCAAAGATTAAGCGCCGAACAGCAAGACGATATTTCACAAAAAATAAAGACGGCAAGTAAATCAAGTAATCGCGGGTTGCCGTTAGTTTTAAAGGAAGAGTTCGGAAAACTTGACCTTGGAACAAACCTTGCAGATATGGCACTAACCGAGCTGACAGAAGCAGGCATTGTTGCCTTATGCAGTGTTTACGGAATGCCACCAGAACTATTCGGCTACGGCCAAAAGACGTACAATAACATGGGAACGGCTCGGAAGTCGGCTTGGACTGATTGCGTAATGCCGAACATGGACAGTGTGGCCGACTTAATGAATGAGGCCATTATCTGGGGGTCAAAATATGCCGATCAAGGGTATTTTTTCAAGATGGACTATTCCGAAGTCGAAGAGCTCCAAGACGGTATGAAATCGAAAATCGAGTGGATGAACGCCGCAGGTCTCCCGATGAATGATGTATTTGAAGCCGCTGGATATTCCCGAGTAGATAATCCACGGATGGATGAACCGCGAGTGCCGAGTATGACCATGTTTTTATCTGACTTCGACCTTCCGCCCGATATTGAAAAAAGCTACGAGGATTATTTAAAAGTGAAATAATGCCAATACCAAAGCATCTTAAGCAGTTTGAACGGATATTAATTAGAGAGCGCAACAAGTTAGAAATTAAAGGCGTTCGGATGGCACATGCGGCGTTGGTGAAACAGTATCAATCTTTCGCTCAAAAGTTGGCCTTATCATTTAATAAGGACGAATTCGAGGCACTGACAGAAACCATTCGCGCCGATGAAATTGAGAAATTTCTAAACAAATATTATGGGATGTTTGCCCCTATTGGATTAATGTATCGCAAGAATGCGATTAGTCAAAAATCGGCAATAACTGGCATGAAATACAAACAGGCCGAAGATGATGAATATTTAGCGATATTCCAGCAATACCTCCAATCACGGCTAAGTGGGGAGGCAGGAAAATCAATTAGAACAATCACGTCCACATCTCAGGATAAAATTAAAGGTATTATTCGTGAGATACTTTCCGATGCGGAATTGCAAGGTGAAGGAATCGAGGTAATTAAACGCCGAATAATGAAATCAGTCGGTCAGAATTTACGCGGGAACGGATGGGCGCGAAGTCGGGCCATTGCACAAACTGAAATGATAAAGGCCTCAAATCAGGCCGCGCAATATGCCGTTGATTCTACGGGGTTTGAATATCGGAAGTATTGGAGTACTTCGCATTTGGAAGGAATTCGCCCAACGCACTCTGACGCTGAACTAGAAAGCATTGAGAAAAACGGGTTAAGAAGAGATGAACGTTTCGGTAACGGTTTACTTTTTCCTGGTGATCCTGCTGGTACGGCTGCCGAGGTGATAAACTGCCGCTGCTCTGTATTGCATGAGATCGTATAATGTAACAAGACCAGTTTGCAAAAGGCAAGAGCAGTTTGCAAAACATGTTATAAAACATTATTTTTGAGAATAAATAAATGCACATGAAAGATTTATTGCAGTTTAAGAGCTTTGAAATTAAATCTTACAAAGAGGAAGATGACGGTTTTGTGGTCGAAGGTTACGGAGCTGTATTTAATAATATTGATAGCGTTGGGGATGTTATCGAAAAGGGAGCTTTTGCAAAAACATTGCAAGAGCGAGGTGACAGAATCGCATTCTGTTTGCAACACAACATTCACGAGCCGATAGGGAAGATTGTCGAAATTAAAGAGGACGAAACAGGCTTATGGCTTAAATGTCGAATTAGCAAATCAGAACCGGGCATTGCCACGAAAATAAAAGAGGGCATTCTAAAAGAGATGTCTATCGGGTACCGGACTATTAATTCGAAAAACGAAATTATGAACGGCCAGGAAGTTCAGAAGTTAACCGAAATTAAACTGTTCGAAATTAGCTTGGTAACTATTGCCGCCAACCCGTTGGCAGTAGTTACAGGTATGAAAGCCGATGAAGTTAATTCTCATTTTGACGATGAATTTACGCGGCTAATTGGATTAACAAGAAGCTCAGAGATTAAGTTCGAGCTGATGAAATTACACGGACAAGTAAAAGCACTCATCGAGGACATGGAGCCGGAGAAACCCACTCCAACGCCTGAACCTGAGCCGCTGAAATCAGAAATAGTATTAAAAACTTTTAAATTTTAGTGAAATGAAAATTGAAATTAAAGGCTTTACGCCTGAGCAAACATCTGATTTTCAGAAGGCTTTCGATAGTCTTTCAGATGAGATGCAAAACGCAGTAGCTGACAAAATTAAAGGCCTTGCAGGTAAAGAGGCCTTGGAAGAAGTAAAAGGACTTCTGAAAACCGATGATGGGAAAGATAAATTTTCCGAGTTGCAAAAATCAATTGATGACCTTGTTTTGGACGTTAAGAAATTCGAAGGTATGAAAAAGAAAGAGGAAAAGGAGATGACTCTTGACCAGTCAGTTAAAGAGCTGATTAGCTCTGATGAGTTTAAAAATGCAAAAAAGGACGGATTCCGTTCAAAAAGCAATTTCGAGATTAAAGCGGACACCTCCGATATCACCGGAACCGTGAACATGACCAGACAGAATTTGTCTGTAAACTTTGGCCCCGAAAGAGCCATTTCATTTTTAACTCAGGTAAATACTGGAACTGTTGGACAGGATAAAAACCGGCTTCTTTGGGTCGAAGGTGCATATACTTCGAATGTGGGCTATGTTGGAGAAGGAACCGGACAGGCTACTGCTGACGCTGGTACCGCTACCGAGAAAACTCGTGCAATGGCTAAAATATCAGCAAAGCTTCCATTGACCGCAGAGTTATTGGAAGATGCTGATTACATTGCTTCGGCCTTCCGTATGAAAATGCAGGAACGCGCATTGCAATTTACCGATCTTGAAGTTTATTCAGGTGACGGCTCTGACGGCGTGAATCCTAACCATATATATGGGATCGTAGGTCACGCAACCGCTTATTCTGCAACCACTACCGGAGCCAATGATGGAGTGAATGGTACCATTGCGAATGCCAATATTGGGGACTTGGTGGACGATGCAATCTTGCAAGCTGAATTGAGCGAGCAAAGAGGGTTGGACACTTTGGCGATTCATCCGAAAACTTTCCAAAAATTCAAATATGCAAAGGCCACAGACGGTCAGTATTTATTTGTGAAAGACGTTAACGGAAATTACACTATTTCCGGATTACGTGTGATTAAATCAACCGCCGTAACAGCCAACACTTTGACTGTTTACGATTCGATGAAAGTTCAGTTGTGGTGGAAACGTAACGTTGAGGTTAAGTTTAGCCAAATGAACGGAACTGATTTTGTTGATGACGCTTACACCGCCGTTCTTTTCTTAAGAGCCCAGGTATTGGTGGAAGGACCCGACAAAACTGCACTTATCCACGTTGCAGACGTTGACGCTTCAATTACCGCTATTACAGCACCGTAATATTAACCGTATTTGGAACAAAGGGGAGGATCGTTTCCTCCCTACGGTTCAAACTTAAAATCATAACATTATGTATAAAGTTATCAAGGAATTTGCAGGGGTGAAAGTCGGAACGGAAATGCCTATCCGAAAAGATCAAGTAAAATATATGATTGAGGCCGGATACATCGAACCGATTGAGCCGGAAGTAAAAAGCCGAAAAAAGAAAATTGACAAAACCAAAATTGAAACGAAATGAAAAAAGTAAAAATATTACGTCCTATTTACGGGCAGTCGGTGGGGAAAATCATTCCGTTAAAAGACGAACAGGCCGATTATGCGGTAAAGATTAAGGCCGCAAGCTATGTGGTAGACAAGAAAAAATCAAAGTAAAATGGACATCAAGATAACGCCAACCGGAGCCGAGCCGATTACTTTAGACGATGTTAAGTTATATTGCAAAATCGAATACACAGCCGAGGACGCGCTTATTACTTCGCTGATTGGTTCGGTACGTGGGCAAATTGAGAAGGACTTGGGCCGGTCGCTGATTGCATCAACAATCGAACTATATACCGATTATCTTCCTGACGAAATAAGGCTACCATATCCTGAGCATGACGCGATTACGGAGGTTAAGATCAACGGCACGGTATCGACTGACTACACGGAAAAAGGTCTAACGAAATTAATTGTAATTCCTTCCACTACTTACACCTTTTCGGAAGATGTGGTAGAAAGTTTTTACGTGAAATACACCACTACCGGGAACTGCCCGGAAGCCGTAAAAACTGAAATGCTTCGATTGATCGATGAGAAATACAGAAACAGGGGAAACACTTTTGTTGGTTCAACTACCGAATTATCAGAAAACACCTACGCTAATTTAGCGCAGTTTTGCGAAATGTAATTAATACCTTGTATAATGAACAATACCGGCCAATATAACAGAAGAATAACTCATTACCGCCACGGAGCAGAAACGCCTGACGGAATGGGAGGGTTCATATTTTCCGAGCCGACAGTTACGGAAGTATGGTGCAGGGCGCGGCAGTTAAGCATGGGCCAGAAATTCAATTATGGGCTGGAATCGGGAACAGTGACTTATGATTTTCGGTTTAAGTATATGACTGCTGAGGGATTCTTATTTGACGACTGGTTTGTTTACAATGGTAGTAAGTTTATTATTTCGGAAGTTATCGACCTTGGAGATAAAGAGCAGGAAATAAGTATTATCGCACGAAAAGACACGACAGCAAATGGCTAAAAATGGGATCAGCATAGAAATTGACAAAGCCAGCCTCGCCAATTTGGAACGGCAATTTTCGCTATTAGGCACAACCATTGATAAAGCCAGCCCGAAAGCGATATTTAAGGTGTTGATGAAAATTCGATCTTATGCGATGCTTAGATTAACGGGGAGGGGTCACGTTGTTACATCTCGTTTGAAAAACTCAATTTATGTAGAAACGGGAGACCCCAGAATTAACACCGAGCTACCCAAAACATACACAGACGAATCAGAGCCGCCAAAGAGCTATAATGCTGAGCTAAAAACGGTTAGATTAAAAGAGAACGAGGGTGCAGTAGGCACGAATGTTGAGTATGGGGGAAAAATTGAGTTTATGGATAGCTACCTATATTGGGCGTTGAAAAATGTAGATGTGACAAGTATTACGGGTGAAGATTTGCGAGAGGTTGTAAATAACGTGGCAAACAGTAAATTTAGGATTTAAACCAATGAAAGACGCAAGACAAGCATTAGTAACAGGATTGCATACGGCACTTACCGCCGCTTGCAATGCTTCCGTATATAGTCGAATGCCGAAGGCCGCCGATATTACCTACCCCTATATACAAATTGGTGATATTTACGATGAGGAAAGTGGCCCAAAAGATCAATTTCTTTTCAACTATGACGTTTTAATTAACGTCGTTTATAAAGACCAATCATCATTAACCGCATTTTTCGCAGATATCAATAACGTAAAAAGCACGGTAAACAATAACGTGCCTTTTAGTATAGGGTCTGATTTTCGAATAATTGAATCTACTTTAACAACAGCATCTACAACCGAGTTTGAAGATGCAGACGGCACCATATTAAACGTGGCCGCCGTCCGTGTGATGTTTTACATTGCTCAATCCACATAGCCAGTACCATCGCAAACCTCGCATTCATCTACACAACGTTCATCTTCTGGTAATGTTTCCCAAACTTCAAACGATACCTCGCCATGTTCGGCACTTACATATATTCTCCCATTATCGCAATTTGGGCACTCTTCCTGCTCCGGTTCTTCCGAACATACCGGACAGCCAAAATAGCCGTTACATATTTCGCACATAATAACCCCTCCGTAATTGTTTTACATTAAATTCTTTTTCGATGTCTGCTTCCGTTAGTGTCTTGAATATTGACGCAGCAGTGACAAATGGTAGTTGAAATTCTGCCATGAATTGTCTTAGTAGTTCGTTTTTTGTTATCATTTTGATGTTGTTTTCAGCAAAAGTATAAAACACATAAGCCTATGCAAGTTTTTTATGATGTTGTAAAACATGTTTTTAATTTATAACTTGCAAACATTAAAGGGTTCTTATCAGTGCCCGAAAAATGAATTTTAACGTTAAAAAATAATATCATGGCAAAAGATGTAGGTTCTTTAGTTTTTCTTACAATCGAGGGTAAGCTCTTAGTCGGGCAAACTTCGCTATCATATTCCAGCGCTTGCGATATGATAGATATTTCCTCAAAGGATTCCGGCAGACACCGCGAATTTGCAGCGGGGAAAATTAGTAAAACCTTTTCAGTTAGTGGAATTGGCTCGACTACGAAAGAGGCAACAAATGAGGGGTATTTTGAATTAGAAGCTAAGCAAGATGCAGGTTTATCAGTTCCTTTTGTAATTACAAAATATACAGATGAAACCGCCACCACTCCGGTAGAGGGGGATGAATCTAAAGCGGGGACTGCTTTTATATCAAATCTTAACTATGATGCGAACGACAATGAAGCCATTTCATTCTCGGCAGACTTCCAGATAACTGGAAAACCAACCGGATCAACAAATCCGGCAACACCGTAAATAAAATAACCTCCTCGTAATTTCGGGGAGGTAATTTTTGCTTTTCTTAAAACTTAATTTCATGCGAAAAACAGACGCGAAACCACACAACGAGGTGATTATCAAATTACCTTTTCGTAAGACATTCGGCTTATTTTCAATTTCACCAAAACGAAAAATCGGGTTTATTTTTGATAATTACGTGGTGCATAAGGTATTCATTAACTCAGGTGCGAAAAACGGCAAAGAGTTCGAAGAGTGGGCAAAGATCGACAACGGGACATTGCGAAACTTCGAGTTTATGTATTGCGCCGCCGTGCGTTACAGGGAGTTAATTCGTAAACCGGATAATTTCACACGGGTAAGCCTTAAGCGATCATTGACAGAAGCGACAGCCGACCAGGTGAAACTATTGGCCGAATGTGTAAAAAGGTCGGAAATGTATGGAGCCACGTTTAAAAAAAAACAAGTGACACGCAAGAAGAAGAAAATCTAACCCCCGATAAAGAATATGAACTTTGCATAAGTAAGATAGGCATTGCCCCCGATAAATACTGGCACATGACAC